GGAGCGTGAGCGAATGTGTGGTGAGATTGCCGGGATGGACGCGGAGGACTTTGATAGCCCTGTAGCCACCCCTATTGCTCAAGCGAGGGGTGGAGGTACCCCTCTCAACGGCATTGGGAGTGTGGCCACGTATCGTGCCCCGCTGGCACCCATTCACACACTCACCCTGGCCCAGCGTTTTGAACGCATGGCCGTACGGTGGCTGGGAGATAGTGAGGACCAGCGCCTGTGGGATCAGAACCATAGGATGGAGGTGGAGGTCAGCCGTGAGATGTGTATCTCGCGGCTGGATGTGGAACGGACGGTGGTAGAGGAAGTTGAACAGGTGGCTGCGGTTGACCCTTTGGTCGCTGCAGCTCGCGCTGCCGGCATCACCCCTGACTGTCCCACACACACGGTTTCGGAGCACCCGAGATTTGTCGCACAGGTTGTGGTGGCTCTTCGGATGCGGCTGGGACAGGGTTCCTTCGCCCGCACCCCTGACAACGAGGTGTTAGTCAGGCGTGAAGCGGCACGGTTGTTGCGCAATGAGAATGTGCGCACAATCGATGCTGCCGCGATGCTCGAGCGCATTGAGCTCGCGTACTTTGGTGATCGTACCCATGGGCGGGCGGGTCGGTGGAGGGAGGTTGCGCGTTCCAAGAGCTTTGTAATGCGGTTTGTCCTGGGTAAGGACAACCCGTATTCGGCTTGAGGACGCCCAATCCTCTTCCGCGGTCAGGACACACGCCACACAGTGCCTGCAGAGGTTGTTGATGATCTGCTGGCACGGGACGGGTGTGGTCCTGCAACTCACCGGCTGACTGTCCGAGAGGATGGGCAGCCGATTCGTCCCCGTTACTACCATGTTGTATCGCGCATGGGCCCTGAGAACCATCTCGGGGTGTTCAACAATGGCGTCCGTGCTGTCGAGCGGGCGCTGCTAGAGCGATACTTCTTGTGCAAGGTTGGGAATGCATTTGAACGACCACTTCCCGTCACAGGATTTGCGTACAACAGCACATGTTTGCAGCAGTTCCAGCGTCGTGTGGTGCGGCTAGTGCGTGATCAAGTCAGGGTGCTTGATTTGCGTGAGGTCGTGCTGTGCTACACTGGTCCTAAGCGGCGTGTGTATGAGCGGGCGTACGCATCACTGGGGCGGGAGTGTTTGAACCGGAAGGATTCAGCCTTGCGGCCGTTCACCAAATTCGAGAAACAGGACCTAAGTAAGGCGCCTCGCATCATCAACCCACGACACCCACGATACAACCTCACACTAGGGCGGTATCTGAAGAAGGCTGAGAAGCCGTTCTTCAGTGCCATCAATGATGTGTGGGGATCGTGTACTGGCCATACTGTCATCAAAGGCCTGAATGTCGTGGAAGTAGGTGGTGTGATGCGCCAGAAGTGGGAACGGTTCTCTGATCCGGTGGCTGTGGGGCTGGATGCTGTAAAGTTTGACATGCATGTGAGTGTCCCGGCACTCCGGTATGAGCACGCGTTTTACAACAAAGTGTTTTGTGCTGCTGAACTCAAAAGGTTGCTAACCCAACAGTTGGTCAACCGAGGAATGGCTGTGTGTCCCGACGGGACTGTCAAGTTCCGCATACCCGGCACGAGGTCGAGCGGAGACCTCAATACATCCCTGGGGAATTGCATTATCATGTGTGCACTCATCTGGGCGTATTGTCGGGAGCGGGGCGTTGTCGCCGAGCTCGCCAACAACGGTGACGACTGTGTCGTCATCATGGAGAAAAGCGCATTGTGCGAGTTCGAACGTGGCATCGGTGAATGGTTCGTGGTGCAGGGGTTTCGGATGGCGGTGGAGACACCAGTGTATGAATTCGAACAGATAGAATTCTGCCAAAGCTTTCCGATGTGGGACGGTGTGGGTTGGCGTATGGTTCGCAACCCGGTCACGTGCTTGAAGAAGGACCCCATGTGCCTGCTCCCACTGACGGGCGAGAAATCGTTCCGAAAGTGGTTGTGGGCCGTGGGTAATTGCGGGTTGGCCTTGGTGCCGGGCATACCCGTGATGGCGTCCTTTTATGCCTGTTTTGCCAGGCATGGTCTCAAGGCGTCTGACAGACACGTCGCACATATGTTCAGGGGTACGTCCATGCTGGAACGTGCCGGTGGGTTGGTCGTCGAAAGAAGACTTCCTGACTCTAATAGCCGTGCATCCTTTTGGCGTGCGACAGGTTTGACCCCTGATTATCAGATTGCACTCGAGCGATACTTTGACGGACTTGTCATTGACACCCGTCTTCGTAGCATTGTTGAGGATGTGCGGATTTCTCCGCCATTCCTCTGGCACCTGTAATAATGTCATCGAAGAAGGGTGGTAAGGGCCTAAGGGCCAAGGCGAAAACGAAGAAGGAGGCGAAGGAACTGACCCGATTGGGTTGGGCTCTCCGCAACCTTGGATCGTATGGTGGTGGTGCTGTGGGCACTATGGTGGGCCAAGGAGCTGCCGGGTCAAATCTCGGTTCTCGCTTGGGTGCGACTATCAGCAGATGGCTTGGTAGTGGTGACTACACCGTGTCGTCGAACTCTGTTATGCAGAGGGCCAGTGCTAGTGGGTCTATTCCCGCTATGCATAAAGCTGACCAGACGATTGTGGTGAGGCACAAGGAGTTTATAGGGGAGATTACTGGGAGCCAGGATTTTGTCGTGAAGCACACGCTGAACATCAATCCTGGGCTCACTGATTGTTTTCCCTGGTTGTCCACGGTGGCGGACCGTTTCTCTGAGTACAAGCTCAAGGGGATGGTGTTTCATTACATCCCGTCTAGTGGCAATGCGGTATCGAGTACCAATGCGGCGCTCGGCACTGTTATGATCCAAACCTCGTATCGGGCGGGTGACGATCCTCCATTGAGCAAGCAAGAGATGCTGAACGAGTATTGGTCGTCGGAAGCCAAGCCGAGTGAAGCATTTTGTCACCCTATTGAGTGTGACCCACGAGAGAATCCTTACAATCTGCACTACGTGCGGAATGCAGCTCTTGCAACGGGACACGACCAACTGTTGTACGACATGGGCACAACGTGGATTGCGACATCGGGTATGCAAGCCGATGATGTCGTCGTGGGTGACCTGTGGGTCACTTACGAAGTCGAATTGCGCAAACCGGTCATGGCGACCAGCGTGTCCAAGCCCCGAGCACTTGGTGGCTTACAAGTAGCAGCCTCATCTGGCTCCATCACGGGTTCTACCCTTTTTGATGGGGTCCAGACAACTGGTGGCGCACTTGAAGCGTACATCTCGTATGCCGGCAACACCATCACCATTGATGCCAAATTGGCTGGCTACTTCTACATCTTCGTTAACGTGGAAGCCGTGACGACGTTCTCTGCTGCTACATCGGCTGCAACAACCACTAAAACTGGCTGTGTCGATGCGCGCATTGACGCCGGTACGACTCTCGCCGACCGAGCCGTGATTGGCGGCGGCACACCTACACTAAACCGATGGTTCTGGTCTAAGGCTGTGTACAAAGCCCAAACGGCGAGCACCGCCACCATTGCGATCCCTGCGGTCACACTGACTGGTGCTGCTCTGATGACGAACGTGGCCATTATCCAGTCGGGTTCGCCGATCTGGCCTTAAACCCTTGAAGGTACAAGAAATCCGGTTGAAATCCGGTACCTACGTTTTGTTGAAAGTTCCGGACCGTGGCAGTGGTGCCTGCGGTTCGTTCGATACCTTTTTAGGAGCACCTAGGTTGTGTGTAGCGAGCAACCGATTGATTGGATCGACTAGCTAGCTGCCCGGTAGAGGGGCAGCACTCCATCACGGCTACTGTGGTGGTTTTATGAATGTAGCACATGCATTGCCGGTGCATGTATCCTGGTCGAACAGGGCGCCTGTGCGCACTGCAACCTCCCCCACCTGATCTGTGAAAACGTTCGTATGGTGGTGGCGCTTGCGTGCGGGGGAGCCCAACCTCGATCACTGCCATGAGTTGTGGTACGGTACAGCGGATTAGGGACCCGTTGGATAGGTCAGATCGGAAGACGTCTGTAGGGAAAGAGTGTAGATC